GACGTAGAAAACACAGTAACTAAACGAAACGGCAAGATGCACCTTGATCCGTTTGAGCCAGACAACACACTTGTAATGGTGGGTATGCTAGATGATCACATGAATGAAACAATTGTAACGTTTGATCACGCAGAGCAACAGCCCACCACAGATGGGCGGCGTATTGTTCAGGATGCACTGGACTCTACCCGCCTGTTGGTTGCGCACAATGCCCCTCACGATCTTGTATGGTTGTGGGAGTCAGGTTTTAATTATGACGGTGACATCTTTGATACCATGCTAGGCGAGTACGTACTGCAGCGTGGACAGAAAGAGGCACTGTCACTTGAAGCATGTGCAGAACGCTATGAGCTTGACACTAAGAAGCAAGACACACTCAAAGAATACTTCAAGCAAGGCTTGTCTACTCGTGACATACCACACGCAGAACTATCTGAGTACTTGTCACATGACTTACATGCTACGCAACAATTGTTCAACCGTTTGCAGACGAAGTACGAGGAGTGCAGTTCACTGGAGCCAACGATCACACTGACTAATCAGCTTGCGATACACCTTGCACGTATCTATCAGCGTGGCTTTCAGGTAGACATGGATGCACTGATGAAGGTACGTGATGAGTTTGAGCAAGAACGTAATATTCTGTCAATTGCATTAGAAGAACAAGTTGCAGATCTTATGGGTGACAGACCCATAAATCTCAACAGCCCAGAGCAGAAGTCATGGGTTATCTATAGCCGTAGACCACACGACAAGAAGGTGTGGGCAGATTTGTTTGATGAACGTATGTCTGACACAGAGTACCGCAGTACAGTACGACTGCACAGTGATCGTTTATACAAACAAAAAGCACATCAGTGTAAAGAGTGTTACGGCACAGGACAGGTAAGAAAGGTAAAGAAAGATGGTACTCCATTCGCTAGGACTAATAGATGCACTGCTTGTAATGCTGCTGGCTTTGTATATACTGATACCACTACTCTGGCAGGACTAAAGTTCTCACCACCTACAGCCAAGTGGGTAAGCTCCAATGGCTTTGGTACAGACAAAGGTAACTTGCTATACCTTGAGGGCATTGCACGTTCCAAGGGTTTAAAAGAAGCAGAGCTATTCTTACAGAACCTACGTAGATTGTCTGCAGTAGAAACGTATCTCAGCAGCTTTGTAGAGGGCATAGCAACGCATGTAAAGAATGACGGTAGGTTGCATGTACGCTTACTGCAACACCGCACTGGTACAGGCCGTTTATCAGGTGCAGACCCTAACATGCAGAACATGCCACGTGGTGGTACGTTCCCTGTTAAGCGTGTGTTCACATCACGTTGGGAAGGTGGTCAAATTATGGAAGCTGACATGGCTCAGCTAGAGTTTCGTGTTGCTGCATTTCTTGCGCAAGATGCTACTGCCATTGAGGAAGTGTCTACAGGCTTTGATGTACATGCTTACACCGCCAAGGTTATCAGTGATGCAGGTCAGCCTATGTCACGGCAAGAAGCTAAGGCACATACATTTGCACCTTTGTACGGTGCCAGTGGTTTTGGTAGGTCACAAGCAGAAGCGACATACTACCAACAGTTTACGACAAAGTATTCTGGTATTGCCAAGTGGCATGAGGCACTAGCCAAAGAAGCATTGAACACAGGCAAGATCACTACGCCATCTGGACGTGAGTTCGCTTTCCCTGACGTTGTACGTAGACGCTTTGGGGGTGTGACATTTTTCACACAGATAAAAAATTATCCAGTGCAATCGTTTGCAACTGCTGACATTGTACCCATATCTCTGATATACATAGATAGGTTACTAACAGCAAACAGGCTACACAGTTGTGTAGTAAACAGTGTACATGACTCAGTTGTGATTGATGTGCACCCAGATGAGAAGGACAAAGTACTAAAGGTTATTAGCACAGCTAATGACAAACTAATCGCAATCGTCAACCGCAAGTGGGGCATAGATTTCAATGTACCTCTATTATTAGAGGCAAAGATTGGTCCGAATTGGCTTGACGTAAAAGATGTAATATGATATAACCACCATTCGTCTAAAAGAAAAGGAGACTTAATATGAATCAAGTATCAACAATCGACACAAACAATTTCTCAGCAATGGCCCAAGCAATGGGCATGAACGCAGATGCACCAAAGCAATCTGCTAAAGCAAGTACACTTGCACGTTTACGTATTCATCACTCACCTATCATGGGTCAGCAAGAAGTCAATGGTAAGATGAAGAACGTAGAGGTTGTAAGTGGTGGCACCTACAAGCTAGAGATTCCAGATGGGCCTACATACTACGCTGAGAGTGTGTCTATTCGTCCTTACCTGCAACGCTTTATGCACAAGAAGTTTGTTATGGGTAATGACTCAAGACCAAACCGTTATGTCAAGACAGTTATGGCTAATGACCTTAACGCTGACATGAAAGACAACGATGGTGGCTTCAATTGTGGTAAACCTGCTGGTTTTATTCAAGATTGGGCTGCACTACCAGACAACATGAAAGACTTGATTAGATCAATTAAGCGTGTTCGTGCATTGTTTGGTGTCGTTGAGATGGTCAATCCTACCGACGATCAAGGTAACTCTGTTGACGTAGAGTCTACCCCATTCATCTGGGAGATTGACAACCGTGACGCATTTAAGACAGTCGGTAAAGTATTTGCTGATCTGACAAAGATGCGCCGCTTGCCACCACAGCACTATGTGTCAATGACCACAACAGAAGTACCGTTACCTAATGGTAGCAGCTTCTATGTGCCTAATACTTCACTGGACCTGAACAATACGTTGGACATGGACAATGAGGCACAGGAGAACTTTGCTAACTTCATGGCATGGATTGAGAATTACAATACGTATATCCTCAACTCATGGGATGAGAACATGCATAAGAATGAAGAGGTTGACACAGAAACTGTGGAAGAGTTCGTAGACATTGACGCAGAGGATTTTGTCTAATGAACCATCCTGCTGAACTGGCGATCAATCAGTATCTTGAAGATGCTACATCTGGTAAATCAACAATGTCAGAAGAAACAATCAAACAGATTGGTGAAGATGTAATGGATGCTGTTAGACGCCAGTTTGGTGGGGGCAATAAGCGTGACGAGTTTCGGTTGCGTATGTCCAATGTGGGCAGACCGACTTGTCAGCTTTGGTTTGAGAAGAATAAACCAGAGAGAGCGTTGCCTAAACCAACAACATTCGTAATGAACATGCTGATGGGTGACATCGTAGAAGCAGCGTTCAAGGGTATCATAACAGAAGCAGGAGTTAAGTACGAAGACGATGACAACTTTGTTGAACTACAGTTAGGTGACACTACAGTAAAGGGATCATACGATCTTGTGCTGGATGGGGCAGTCGATGACGTTAAGTCTGCATCGGACTGGTCATACAGAAACAAGTTTGAATCATTCCAAACACTAAAAGACAGTGACCCATTCGGTTACGTAGGTCAACTAGCTGGCTACGCTAAGGCTGCAGGTAAGAAAGCAGGTGGCTGGTGGGTAGTCAACAAAGCCAATGGTGGAATTAAATATGTTCCAGCAGAAGGTATTGACATTGACGCAGAAATTACTACATTAGAAGATACTGTAGCCACAGTAAACGCTAATGAGTTTAGGCGTTGTTTTGATCCTGTACCTGAGACATTTAGGGGTAAGGCATCAGGCAATAAAGTACTGAACAGTAATTGTAAGTTCTGTGACTACAGATTTGAGTGTTACCCTACGCTACAAGAGTTACCATCAAAGGTGTCTCAAGCTAAGGTAAAGCCCATTGTGGCATACGTAGAAGTAAAGGAGTATTAAATGCTAGGTGATGATGAAATAAAAGAAATGCAAGAGCAGATCAATGCTATGGAAAAGGATCTTCTTGAGCGTAAGAAAGCTTTACATGAGGCTAAGTACGCAGGATTACGTTCTGCTATGGAAGCACGTAAAGCAGCAGAAGCAGCAGTACGAGAAGAATTACGCTCATTAGGTGTAGCTACTGTAAGTAGTTTGCCTAGTCCTTGGAATGGGTTGTGGCGTATCTAATGAATGGCAAGCAGTTTGCCGCTGCTCTGAAATATGGGTATAGGAGTGGGCTAGAGATCAAAGTAAAAGACTACTTGGTAGAGCGTAATATTCGTGTCAAGTACGAAGCCATTAAGATTGAGTGGGAAGATCTTATGTACCGCACCTATACCCCAGACTTTGTGTTACCTAATGGGATCATAATAGAAACAAAGGGTAGGTTTACAGCAGACGATAGACGTAAACATGCCGCTATTAAGAAACAGCATCCAAAGCTAGACATTAGGTTTGTGTTTGAGAGTAGTAGACGTAAGCTGAGTAAAGGTGCTAAGACAACCTACGGTCAGTGGTGTGAAAAAAATAAGATCTTGTTCTACGACAGGATCATCCCAGAAGATTGGTTAAATGAAAAGGGTAAGGACATGCATCCTGATCTAATACATTTCCCATTCAAAAAAGTGAAGAGGAAATAATATGACAGAAGAAAAAGTATTTATAGACTTTGATCCAAATGATTTCATTGTACGTATTACACCATTCCTAGACCAAAAGGGTAACTGGACAGGTGAGTTGATGGTAGGTACTGTGACTACAGGAGAGAACACTACTACAGATGACGACTACGTAAATCTAATGCGCTTGTGTCACATGGTTTGTGCATCTATCCCAGCTATGGAAGATGACAATGATATACGAGACACACTTGCCAAGTATGCCAATGATGTGTTAGAAGAAGAAGAGGCCGCACCAAAAGCTACAGTGGAGAGTGTAGAAGACAATGTGGTTAAAGTAAAGTTTAATTAGAGGAGATATGTATGTCAGATAAAGATATGGTAAACTCACCAGAGCACTATAACTTTGCAGGAGTAGAATGTATTGATGCTATTCGTGCAGCAACTGGTGAAGAAGGATTTCAGTATTACCTGCAGGGTAACATTATGAAATACCTATGGCGATACAGATATAAGAATGGTATAGAAGACTTACAGAAAGCGCAGTGGTATCTGAATCAATTAATTGAGGAAGAGAACGGTGATAGTTAAAGTCTTCCTTACACTAGAACTAGACGAAGACGAATATCCTATTCCTGTGGATGGCTTTGTTGATGAAGAAGTAAAGGATGCACTACAGGAATTTATCTACGATGTAGATGGTATGAAGATTAAAGCAATGAAACTAATTACGGAGTGATGTATATGGACAATTATTTACCAACAGACTATCAATCCTTCATTCATAAGTCACGTTACGCACGATGGCTTGATGAAGAAAGTAGACGAGAAGCATGGGATGAAACAGTAGATCGTTATATGAATAACGTAGTTGAGCCTGTAGTTGACAGTGGTGCTAGTGAGGCTGACTTTAATGTTGCTCACGATATTGAGCAAGCTATTCTTAGCTTAGAAGTTATGCCCTCTATGAGAGCTATGATGACCGCTGGTAAGGCATTAGAACGTGACAACACTGCAGGGTATAACTGCAGCTACCTACCCGTAGATGACCCTAAGTCCTTCGACGAGGCTATGTTCATCCTCTTGTGTGGTACTGGTGTCGGCTTCAGCGTTGAGCGTCAGTTCATATCTAAGCTCCCCGAAGTTCCTGAGTTGTTCGACAGTGAGACTACTGTTGTCGTTAAGGATAGTAAGGAAGGTTGGGCTAAAGCTTTCAGACAAGTTCTTGCTCTCCTATGGGCTGGTGAGATCCCTAAGTGGGATGTCTCTAAAGTACGTCCTGCTGGTGCACGACTAAAGATCTTTGGTGGTAGAGCCAGTGGCCCTGCACCTTTAGTTGAACTGTTTAACTTTGCTGTTACTACATTTAAGGCTGCACAAGGACGTAAGCTGTCTAGCATTGAGTGTCACGATCTTATGTGCTTCATTGGTCAAATAGTAGTTGTAGGTGGTGTACGTAGGTCAGCTATGATTAGTTTATCTAATCTATCGGATGATCGTATGCGTTATGCTAAGTCAGGTCAATGGTGGGAGACTGCAGCACATCGTGCACTAGCCAATAATAGTGTTAGTTATACAGAGAAACCAGACATGGAAACATTTATGCGTGAATGGCAGTCATTAGTTGAAAGCAAATCAGGAGAACGTGGTGTATACAATAGGCAAGCAGCTAAAAATCAAGCTAAAAAGTTTGGTCGTAGAGATCCAGATTATGAGTTTGGAACTAATCCTTGCAGCGAGATCATCCTTCGTCCATATCAGTTCTGTAATCTTACGGAAGTTGTTGTACGTGCTACAGATACTCTGGAAGATCTTGAACGAAAGATCCGTTTGGCAACAATTCTGGGAACTATCCAGTCAACGTACACCAAGTTCCCATACCTGCGAAAGGTGTGGTCTACCAATACAGAAGAAGAACGACTGCTTGGTGTGTCACTCACAGGGATAATGGACAACCCTCTGATGACTTTATCTAACAAAGGATTGGAGAAAACACTTGAACATCTTCGTGGGATCGCTGTATCTACTAATGCTGAATGGGCTGACCGTCTTGGTATACCTGTTGCTGCTGCAATTACATGTGTCAAACCGTCAGGCACAGTCTCACAACTGGTGGATAGTGCCAGTGGCATACATGCTCGTCACAGTGCCCATTATATCCGTACTGTCCGTGGTGATAATAAAGATCCGTTAACAAAGTTTATGATGGATCAAGGCATACCCAATGAGCCATGTGTTATGAAGGGTGATACGACTACAGTGTTTAGTTTTCCTGTTAAGTCACCAACAAAGTCAGTCACACGTAATGATATGTCAGCTATTGAGCAGCTAGAGATGTGGCTTATGTATCAACGACACTTCTGTGAGCACAAACCCAGCGTTACAATCTCTGTACGTGAGGAAGAGTGGATGGAAGTAGGGGCATTTGTGTACAAGTACTTTGATGAGATGTCAGGTGTATCATTTTTACCACACTCTGAACATACTTATCAGCAAGCGCCTTATCAAGAGGTAGACAAGGACACATATAAAATGGTACTACAGAGTATGCCTGAACGAATTGATTGGGCTGGGCTGTCTGAGTACGAGAAAGACGATAACACTGTTGCAATGCAAACTATGGCTTGCTCTGGTGATGTATGTGAAATAGTAGATATAACATAAGGAGATATAATATGTTTGAAGTAATGACGTTTATAGCAGGTGCAGTAGTAGTGGCAGACTTTGTTATCCCAATGGTAATGGATACAGTCTCAGGTCTGTTCTGATGTATGTGCTAGTGCTCATTATGACCTTCCAAGGTGATATGAAAGTACAGGCTTTTCATTCATTGTTTCCAGATTACAATACATGTATAAAGGTAGCAGTTACAATGGAAGAAAGATTAGTGAGCACTAAACCATCGCCAGATGCTACCGCAAATACCTATTGCTTTGAAATACCTAAGTCTATATAAAGGAGAAATGATATGGCTAAACTAACATTAGATGATGTAGAGTACGAAACAGATGACTTTACAGAAGAGCAAACTAAATTGTTGCAGGAGATTACTTACAACAATACAATCCAATCTCAGATAGAGTACCAATCACATAGCTTAAAAGTATCAAGTGAGCTACTGGTAGGTAAGCTAAAGGCTACACTAGAAACAGAAACTCCAGAAGAATCGGAGTAAGATATGGCTTACAGAAAACCTTTCTCACGTGACCTTTACGCTAAGTATGACGAAGCAGCAAAGCAAACATTGATCACTCACCTTATCGGTGAGGGTCACGAACTTGTGGATAGTACAGAGTCATATGATGCAGACGTTGTAACACAAAAAGATGGAGTAACATATTACAGTGAAGCTGAAGTAAAGACTGCGTGGGTAGGTGACTGGCCTACTAATTGGGCAGAGATACGTATACTTGAGCGTAAGAAAAAACTACTATCTAAACATGCTAATCTACAGTTCTACATATTCAGCAATAATATGGATAAATGCTGGTGTATAGACAGTTCACTACTAACAGATGACAAGCTACGTGAAGCACGTGGACGTAACATCTATGCAGGTGAACAATTTTATCATGTGCCTTACACTGAAGCAACATTAATCAACGTAGCATAAGGAGTTTCTTATGATAAAAAGAACAAGTAGAAAAGATCGTGGTCTGGGTAAATACGATGCACCACTTAAAGTACAATATCAAATGGGTTACGAAAACTTTAAGCGGGGTAAACTAGTCAACCCTTTCCACGAGGATACAATGCAGTATCGTGAGTGGCATAGAGGTTTTAATAAAGCCTACTATGATAATTTAAAAAGGGTAATATCGTATGAAGCTAAAAGAGGAAGCGGAACAGTTTCTAAAGGAGAAGTACAGCATGTCTGATTTTAATGCATATCAGCGCAGCGCCTCTCGTACCGCTATTTATCCAGAGCAACACAAGATCCTTTATCCTGCGTTGGGTCTTGCTGGTGAGGCAGGTGAGGTAGCCAACAAAGTAAAGAAGCTCATACGTGATGGCCCAGATAAACGTCCTGAGACATGGCGAGAGGACATAGCCAGTGAGATAGGTGACGTACTGTGGTACTGTGCTGCACTTGCTACTGACCTTAACCTTACGTTGGGTATGATAGCTGGACAAAATGAAGCAAAACTAAATGCTAGGAAAGCTGCTGGTACAATAGGTGGTAGTGGAGACACTAGATAACATAAAAAAAAGGGGCTTTGCGGCCCCTTAACTTTTATTTGTAAACATCTTCTGCTAAATCTATGAGTGTCGTAAGATCTGCTATACTATTTACGTCAGGATCTCTACCTGTAATCTTTTTGAATTGCAGTAATGCATAGCTCCTGTCTATTTTAGGTACTCTATTTAACTGATCAACAATTTGTACAAGAGCAGAAGACATACCTTCCATTTGATATTCAGATCTAAGATCACGCAACCCATCATTAACGTACTTACGAGCTATTGTATACTCCTCTTTTTTACTGGTAGCCTCTGACTGTGCCATAGTCTTAGCTATCTCAACCACCAATGGTAATGAGATACTAATTAATTCATTCTCATTACGTCTTTCTGATGGTACTCTAGCCTTACTGCCTAGCTCAAATGTAGGATCGCCAAAGCCTATTTCAACTAGGTAATCTGTTATGTCATTATCTTTCTCACGTACCGACAAACCACCGAATAGTTTAAGGGCAGCATTGGGTCTTTCCATTGTACCTTTGTCTATAGTCTGACGTGCAGGTAAGTCTTCTTCATATGAGGGTGCAGCAAGGCCACGTGATATTGGACCACGGTAAAACTCTGCTTGAAAGCCACCCTCTAGTGTAGGATCTACGCCAGTATCTTTA